CTGTTCTGCAACTAGTTGACCCATACATTGGCAGATATTATTCATTGAATTGGGTCAAACAAAATATTCTTCAATTTACAGATGAAGAAGTTGAACAAATGGATAAGGAAATGAAAGATGAAGAAGACAAAGGAATTGGCGGCCCTACTGTTGCGGCCGATGCCCAAGGACAAGGACAACAAGAACCTGAAGCAACACCAGAACAATACCCTGCCGAAGACAACACTCAGGAAGCAGACTCCACGGAGTCGTTAACTCCAATGTTAGATAAGCAAGTAGATAAGTATTCATCTGGACTAAATAAGCGATAAAAGGAGATTATAATGGACACATCACAATTCATTGATCAATTGGGTGCTGGTAATGCATCAGAGGCAAAAAATATATTAAACGACATTCTTTCTACAAGAGCATTTGAATCATTGGATGCTAAGAAGATAGAATTGGCAAAATTTATTTTTACTGGTAAAGAAGAACCTGTAGAAATACAAGATACAGAAGAAGTTTAATGAAATCGCTATTAGAGTTCAAAACTATTGCTGAAGAAGAGAAGTCAGACTATTCAAAGTTTGACATGTTGGTTCGAGCAGGTCTTGCCAATAAGGCACAAATGCAAAGAATCCACAAAATTCTTGACAAGATGCAAGAAGAAAAGCCTGTATTCAATAATGCAGATAGAATGATTCTTCAAAACCTATTCAATAAAATGGTAGATTTGATTTCTAATAATAAACAAATCTTTACACAGGCAAGAAGAGTTGTTAAAGATGATGTTGATACAATTCAAGCAGAAAGTTTGAATGAAGTTGTTGACGCCAAAGATCCACCATACATACTATTGTTGAAAAGAAAAGCAATTAGAATTTATCCCGATAACACTAAGGTTGCATTATATCATAATAAACAATTAGATAAATACTTTTCGGTACCATATGGCCCAGGTGTTGATTCATATATTCAAGCAGAAGAAACAGAATTAGAAGAAGCGGTAATAGATCAACTAAATAAAATAGTGAGCAATAAATCGGCACAATCTGTTAAGTTTGGATCTGGTCATACTCGTAAGGTTGATCACTATACTGCATCGGCAATAACACAAGTTCATAATGCATTGAGTGATGACAATAAGAAAAAGTTTTCTGATATGGTGCATAAGTCACCAGAACATTTTATGAAAGCTGCTGACTTTGCTCTTAAGCGTGCAAAATGAATTTTGTTACATCGTTAATAGAGAATAAATTGGATGAGGCAAAAGATACTTTAAGGTCTCGTTTGAATGAAATTGTCTTTAAGAGATTGCAAGAAGCAAAACGATATGTTGCAGCAGACATGCTAGAAGAAATAGAACAACTTGATGAAGCAGGTAATGCTAATATCATCAAGATGGGTAGAATCAATAAGATTCGCCGAAGAATTAGAAGAAATGCAAAAGGCAAAATTGTTGTACAGAAGAATGTACGAAAGTCTGGCATTAAGGGGTATAGAATTTCAGGTAATACTGTAAAAAGAATACCTGCAACAGTAAGATTAAAAAAGGCTCGTTTGTTGAAACGGTCATGGAAAACAACTAGAAAAGCTAAATTACGCCAAACTCTATTGAAAAGAAAGCTGTCAATGAGAAGACGTTCATCACTAGGACTAAGATAATATGCCATTCGAAATAACTAACACACAAAGATCCGCTTCTATTATTAGAGTTGCTGATGCAGGAACTACAACAGTATCTTTAGCAAATTTAGCATTTGATGCTAATGAAGTTGTTTCTTCTGCAAACATTAGAAGATTAACTTGGTCAACCAATGGAAATATTCAAATTATTAGAAACTCTGTTCCAGTGTTAATGCTACACAATTCTGGTACAATGATGCTTGATGAATTGAATCATTCAGTAGCAAACAATAATGGATCATCAATTGTTATAACGATTAACACTGGTGGTTCTATGGTTATGGAAGTTACCAAAACAGCAACATATGCTAATACACTAGTGGGAATGTAATGAAACTAATCAGAGAGACCGTAGAGAATGTAAAATATCTTACCGAAGCTTCAGAAAACGGTAAAAAGAATTTGTTCATTGAAGGTACATTCTTAGTTGGTGACAAGATTAACAAGAATAATCGTATGTATGAAATGAAAACTTTGAGAAATGAAGTTTCGAGATACAATGAAGAATATATTAAGACCAATCGAGCACTCGGTGAACTTGGTCACCCAGACACTCCATCTATTAATTTAGAAAGAGTGTCCCATAAAATTGTTTCTCTTGTAGAAGACGGTAATACTTTCTACGGAAAAGCATTAATTCTTGAAACACCATACGGTCAAATTGTTAAGAACTTTATTGATAATGAAGTAAGCATCGGAGTATCTTCTAGAGCTCTTGGTTCTGTTGTTACCACTAAAGAAGGTTACAACCTTGTACAAGATGATTTGAGGCTTGCAACAGCGGCAGACATTGTGGCGGATCCTTCTGCTCCAGGTGCTTTTGTCAATGGCATCATGGAAAATAAAGAATGGATGTTTGTTGAAGGACACTTCGTTGAAGCCGACTTTGACAACGCAAAAAGACAAATACAGAAAGCATCTTCTAAACAAATAGAAGAAGTTGCTTTCAAATTGTTTGAAAATTACCTCAGAAAACTTTAATTTTATAAATAAGAAATCATAAGGAGATTCCTAATGGCAACAAATAAACTAATGGAAGCCGCAGCCGACATTCTTGCAGGAAGCAAGAAATCTGCATCTGGTGAACCAATGTATAAAGCCGATGCCGAAGTCGTAGATTTAGGTGGACCAACTAATCAGAATTCCAAACCAATGGATGATTCTGCAAAGATTGACGCCGCAAAAGCAATCAAAGGCAAGGCAGTCGCACCAACAACAAAACCGTCTGCTGCTTCCGCTAAGATGGAAGAAACAGAAGATGAAGATGATGTTATTGCTGAAATGCACGGTGATGAAGCCGAAGACAAAGCAATGATGAAGAAAATGAAAATGAAAGAAAAGATGAAAGAGGATGTTAACGCTCTCTTTGCTGACGATTCTACCATTTCAGAAGAATTCAAATCTAAAGTCTCTACAATTTTTGAAGCTCGTGTTGCTGACCGTGTATCACAAATTGAAGAAGAAACAGAAGAAAAATATGCTGGCATGCTTGAAGAAGCAGTTGAGTCTATTCGTGCTGACCTTACCGAAAAAGTAGATGACTACCTTTCATATGTTGTTGAACAATGGATGAAAGATAATGAAATCGCTATCGAATCTGGTCTCCGCTCAGAGTTGACAGAAGACTTTATTGCTGGTATGCGTAATCTATTTGCAGAACACTATATTGATGTTCCTGCGGAAAAAATCGACCTCGTTGACGAACTTGCTGGTAAAGTTGAAGAACTTGAAAGCAAACTCAATGAAGAAATCGAACGTGCCGTTGACCTAAAGAAATCATTGGTTGAGTCACGCAAAGTAGAAATGACCCGTGAAGTATGTGACGGTCTTACCGATACTCAAGTTGAAAAAATCAAATCACTCGCAGAGAGTGTAGAATTCTCCACAGAGGACGAATACACACAAAAACTTGAAACAATCCGTGAGAACTATTTTCCTTCTAGCGCTAAGAAAGCAACAGAAGCACAACTACACGAAGAGTTTGTAGAAGAAGAGGCAAAGAAGTTCATTAATGATCCCTTCGTTGCTGCAGTATCTCAAGCTATTTCTAAAACAAAAAATTAATTAGTAAACCTCAAGGAGATAACAAATGTATTTGTCCGAAAATCTACAGAAAAAGTGGGAAGGTGTTCTGGATCATCCAGACCTAGCCCCAATCAAAGACCCATATCGTAAAGCTGTCACAGCAGTTATTCTTGAGAATCAAGCTCAAGAAATGATGAAAGCAAGCGGTGGTTATTTGAACGAAGCAGTTCCAACCAACGCAGCGTCTGCTGGTTTGGGTTCAAGTGGTGCAACAGGCTTCTCGAATGGTGCTACTGCATCAGGTCCAGTTGCCGGTTTTGATCCAATTCTAATCAGTTTGGTTCGCCGTTCACTGCCTAACCTTATTGCTTATGATGTTTGCGGCGTGCAACCAATGACAGGTCCTACAGGACTTATCTTTGCAATGCGCTCTACCTACGCAACTCCATTAGGTACAGAAGCATTCTACAATGAAGCTAACACAGGGTTCTCTGGTCTAGGTACCGCTCAAACTGCGTTGACAGTTGGTAATCAAACTGCTAACACATTCGTTGCAAACGGTGCAGGCGTTGCCGGTATGTCTACTGCTCTTGCAGAAGCATTGGGTGATGGTTCTAACACCTTTCAAGAAATGGCATTCTCTATTGAGAAAGTTACTGTTACTGCAAAGACTCGTGCTTTGAAGGCAGAATACTCAATCGAATTGGCACAAGACTTGAAGGCAGTTCATGGTCTAGATGCAGAAACAGAATTAGCAAACATCTTGTCTGCTGAAATTCTTGCAGAAATTAACCGTGAAATTGTTCGCACAATCTACTCTGTTGCTAAGACTGGTGCTCAAGTAGGTACAACTACTGCCGGTACATTCGACTTAGACACAGATTCTAACGGTCGTTGGATGGTAGAAAAAGTTAAAGGCTTGGCATTCCAAATCGAAAGAGAAGCCAATACGATTGCTAAAACAACTCGTAGAGGTAAAGGTAACATCATCATCGTTTCTTCAGATGTTGCATCTGCATTTGCGATGGCTGGTTTGCTTGACTACAACTCCGCTTTACAATCACAAGTTAACTTAACAGTTGACGATACTGGCAATACATTTGCTGGTACAATGTTTGGTCGCATCAAAGTGTACATTGATCCATTTGCAACTACAAGCGGAACTTCTGAGTTTGCAGTTGTTGGTTACAAAGGCACTAATGCATATGACGCTGGTATTTTCTACTGCCCATATGTTCCTTTGCAAATGGTTCGTGCAGTTGACACTGGCACATTCCAACCAAAGATTGGTTTTAAAACTCGCTACGGTATTGTTGCAAACCCATTCGCAGAAGGCACTTCAAAGGGTGCTGGTGCGTTGACCGGTTTGTCTAACAACTACTATAGAGCTTTTAAAATATCCAACATAATGTAAATTGTTTAAGTCACCCGTTTTATAAGAGTGACACTTAAAGAGGCCTCCTTAAAAAGAGGTCTCTTTTTTTGGTGCATAAATACACATATGACAGCTACTAATAGAACCCCAAACAATCCAAACTTTCTACAACCGAATAAGTTTATTATTAACTTTGCTCGGGCACCTAGTATACAACACTTCTGCCAGTCAGTAAGTGTTCCTGGAATCTCATTGTCTGAAATTCCACAAAATACACCATTCGTTGATGTGTATGTTCCAGGTGAGAAAGCAATTTATGATTTACTTAATATTACCTTTTTAATTGATGAAGAATTAAAAGGTTGGATAGAGATTCACGATTGGATTCGTGCAATGACTTTTCCCAAGGAATTTACCGAGTATCAAAATCTTGGTAACCTTAACAGACAAGCATCTGCAATTTTAGCAGCAACAAGAAAACCACAATACTCTGATGCTTCAATTACAATATTGTCTTCAGCAAATAAGCCCTACTATAGATACAAATTATATGATTGCTTTCCAACAACATTATCCACCTACATTATGGGTGCGAATGATTCACCTGATACAGCAATGAGTGCCGATGCCACTTTTAGGTACAGTTACTACGATATAGAAAAATTGTTCTAAAAGGCTTGACAACTATTCCTTTTTAGTGTATCCTCCAATCAATAAAGGAGGAATTTTACCATGAAACAACTTGACGAGCTACTTGAGATGTGGCGTGCCGATTCTGAAATAGACAGAACAGAACCAGGCAAAGAGCTAATCAACATTCCCAAACTACACAGCAAATATTTGAATATACTTTCAAGGCAT